CTCTCCAAAATCTAAAGCATCACCTACTTGTAGCATTCCATATTTTTCAGGATTAACTAAAGTTGCATTGACTGTAGTTTTGTAATCCCCAAAAATACTTTCTCTAAAGTTAATCCAACTCGAATTTCTTGAGCCCACTACTTCATCTACTGAATCATATAATAAGTCAAGATTAATTTCTTGTTTTTGGACTTCTCTTGTTCCAAAAAAAGTTTTGTGTTTAGATGTGTTAAAGTCAGCATCGGATGGATATATGTATTGATTTTCATATTTATTTTCTTTAGGGTGCTTGTTATAATTAACCACTAAATTGGTTTCCAAGTCTTGGGCTGAGGTTATTCCTAATTCATATCCACTAATATCGTTTTGTGATAAATCTGCTGCTGCAGTTACATTATCTTCAATAGTAAAATATCGTAAAGTAGAAACACCTGATATAGTTGATGCCTGTTGTGCTTGTGGACTTGATTGAAAAAAGAAGCACCCTTCATATTGTAATTGTTCCATTATACTTTCAAGTGAAGTTGGTTCATATAAAGCTAATCTTGTTTTCCAATGGGTTGATGTTGGAGATGTTAAAGTAGAATCTCTTAATTCTGCTACACCTTTATATCCATTGTCTAAATTATCAGTATCCCCTGAATCTGAATTTATACCTGCAAAATCTTTAATAATTTGTCTATGAATTGATACAGGATTATTTAAATCATTGTTTACACCTGTGTGTCCATTAAAATCTTTAGTAGTTATATCTTGTCCTATGTATAGTTCATCTACATTTGCATTGGATTCTTGCTTAGCAATCGGTTCATCATCAGTTGCTAACGATGTTGTATAAGCTGCGAAGATGCTATAAATCTTTAAAGTAGCAGTAAAGTTGTCATATGAACCATCTGGTGCATCATCGGCAAATAATCTAAATGTTAATCTAAATCTATCTTGTATCTGACCATTCTTAAATATATCAGCTAATTCAGTGGCATCTATACTTGTTGTTTGTGTGTTGATTGCTACATTGGAAGTATGAGCATTTGATATTCCACTCCCTGCACTACCTTTAAAAAATTCTGCATTCGTTTCATCAGCTAAGTTTATACTTCCTGATAAATCATCTGAATGTAAATATAATTTAAAACCTGAACCACTAAATGACCCTGAATTAGCATTTCCTAAATCTACTGAGTATCGCATGGTAATATTAAATCCAGTAAGTTTGTGCATTGGTTTTGGAAACTTTAAAAATATAGAAGCACCTGCATCTGCATTAGTATCTCCTTCATCAGGGTTTATTTCTCCACTAATTGTAGCAAAAGAAGTATCGTTTACTGTTCCATCAGAATCTAAATCAAAAGCATTAGCCCCATTACTAAAAGTAGCAGATTCAAATTCTGTTTCACTAAACATGGACAATTCATTAAAGCTCTCATCAGTTAAATCATTTGGTAATACATTAAAATCTTTTACTAATTGACTATTGACTTCTACTGTAGTTCCACCTGTCGCAGAAGAAGCATCTAATCTTTTAGCAGTTGTAGTAGAAGCAAATCCTGACTTATTTAATGGGATAAATCGTTGTACATTTTTATCATAAAATTCTAAACTTGCTAAACTTGAAGCATTGTCTGCTATTTTATTTGGCAACAAAAATACCAAGTTATCATTATCATTTCTTACATAGGGAACTTTATACAAATTATGAAGTTGCTTAGACAATACACTTGAAGAAGATTGACCATAGTCTCCTAATATATAAGGAATATCAATCCCTGAAAAATCTCCACTTGTTTTTACTTGTGGTAATGATACATTCTGAAATGGTCTATTAGATATAACACTTAATACAATAGTATTTCCTCTATATCCAAAGTTGCTAACCTTCCCACTAAATATTTGCAAAGCATTAGCAGCTGTATCATCTCCATCTATTTGTGATAAAATATTTACATGACCATTGATATATTCGTTTCCTAATAATTCTAATAAGGTTGTACCATCTAAATTTATATTAGCAAGATTTAAATTTACTCCACCAGTTTTTGTAGTGAATCCTTTTAAATCCAATGAATAAGATATACTTGGTTTGTTTAAGATTGCAGGGTAATAGTTTAAATTATTATAAGTAGTTTCAGAAAAACTAAATCTAAAAAAATCTGATTCAGTTGTTGATGTAGTTATAACACTCGATGCAGTATTTTTAAATATTTGTACCAACCAGTTTTCGGTCATGGTCGGTGATAGCTTTGATTGATAGTTTGTATTTATAAAACTCATCTTCTTCTTTTCCCTCTTATTAAATCGGCATCAGCTTTTCTTGCACCACCTCTACCTGTTACAAAACTTCTCACTCTCCCTGCTGCCCATTGATGAGCAGATACTCCTGCTCTACTTCCACTTGAATAATAAGCACCCAAACCTCTTTTATAAACCTTTCTTAAAGTAGTAGCAGAAAAACCTCTATTTGCATACTTCTTGATAACAGATGACATTCCACTTACTCTACCTCTTTTTCTTTTTTTTGCCACTTGCTGCTCTCCTCTTACTTATTGCATCAAACATAGCAGGAGTTAATTTACCTGCCTTATATAATTTAGCAGTTCTCTTTATTTCTTTTTCTGATTTCTTTCTGTTTTTAGAACCTGAAAGATATTTTAAAGGTACACCTGCTTTACTTTTTTTCACTTTTTTAAAACTTCTTTTTTTCTTCGGCATTATTGACCAATCTCCCTTCTTATCTTATTAAGAATTTCATCTTCTCTAAATTTCATAGAAAGGTCTGCTTCAAATCGTTTTACCTCTACACCATATTCAAATATGATAATAGTAGGTACTACTTTGATGTCCCATTCTTTTTGAATGACAGCACCTATTTGTTTATTTGCTAAATCGACATAACCAGTATAGCATTTATCTATTTTTTCTAATGGTATTCTATTTGCCCAATTCCAAGAAGCATTTACTTCTATTACAGCACAAAACTCATTCTTCATTAGTTGAATATCTTGAAAGGTATCAAGATTGACTGTTTGCGATTGTAATGGCGATAATGATAATACCAATCCAAACAATCCACATAGTAATTTGTACAATTTGTTCATCTTCTAACCTCATTTATTATTCATGTTTAGTAGAGTTTCGTTAATACTTCTTGTATCATCTTTAATGTCATCTACTTTTTCTTCAAGTTTTTCTACTTTTTCTTCAGTATTTAAAATAGAATTACGAATCATTTGGTCTTTCAAATCGTATTCTGTTCTGCTAATTGGTGGTTCAGGTAATTTCTTAGCTTCCTCTATGTCTGCTTGAAGATTAAACCATAAACCGACTATCATAAATATTGTTACACCAATACTGACAAGTGTTTCAATATTTAGTGTGAATTTAGTTCCTTTTCCAAGTTCCACTTTAGTATCTCCTTAATTTAAGTTTAGGTATTCGTTTTAGTTTTTGTTTAATGCTTTTCTTTTTCATTCCAAATAGTTTCTTTGGTATAAAATTTCTTGCACTACTTTTTGTTACATTACTCATAAGTTTAATTTTTCTGCTCTCCTTATAGCTGGTATAATTGTGTCTACTACTGTTTCATCTACCAATGGGGCAGATATATTTATTGTAATGTTATTTCCACTACTTGTAGGACTTGGTAGTGGTGTTACATCTATTCGTTCCATGCCACTTGCATTATCTCCTACTACTACTCCATTTCCAATAGGTAATGTTGTTCTACCTTTGGTTACAAAACTACCACCAGTTGCAAAAGAGGAAAATAGTTGGTCAGTTACTTTACCAATCATTCCACCTGCACCTGCTGCTACTGCAAGATTTATAGGAAATGGAAGTGATTTCATAATACTTGAAATCAATCCTGCTTGTGCTTCTGCTACTTCTGCTTTTATTACAGATATAGCAGCTTGTTTAGCACTTTGTCCTGAAAGTATAGCTTCTTGTAAATTGTTTTGTATCCTTTCTTTGTGAAGTTGGTCATCAATTATTTTTCTTGTTTTTGCTTGTTCTTTTTGAAATTTTGTAAAACTTTCTTCTTCGTCTTTCATGTGCTGATAAAAGTCATCTACGACTTCTAAATCTTCAGCCATATCATCTTCATCAGGAAGTAAAGATATAGAGGGTCTTTCAGGTACAATAGATTCTTGCAGTTGATTAAACTCTTTTTGTAATCCAATTTGTTCTGCAAGTTTTTCTATTTGTGTATCACTCACATCAATTTGACTTTCCAAGTGTTTAATTATTTTTGGAAGTTCAGAATTTAATCTTTTGTGTTCTTCTATTGTTCTTTTAGCACCTTTAGCACCTAATTCTTCTCTTTCTTTTTCAGCTTCTCCTAATTGAATTTGAAGTTTCGACTGATTGTTAATTTCATCAGAAATCATACTTGACATTTCTGTTATACTTCCAAGACCTTCAAGCTGTTCTCCTATGGATTTTTGTCTTTGTAAAGCTACATCTCTTTCTAAACTTGCAATAGTCCTTAAAACATTCTCATCTTCAGAACCAAGTTCTTTTAATTTTCTTAAAGTTGTTTCTATTGCTGTTTCATTTAATTGCTTGAAAGAATCAGTTAAATCATCTACACCATCTTTTAAGAATTTTACAATACCTTTTATTGATGGTGCTAATATATCGCCAATGCTATCTTGGAGTTGTGATACACTATCTTGAAAGTTTGATATTAGACCAGTAAATGTTTGTGATAGCAAATCAGTAGCTCCTGATATATTTCCTTCAGGGTCAGTCAATGTATTAATTAATGCTTCTCTAAATTGAGGTAAAGTAAGTTTTGATAAATCATCAAAACCAGTTTTAAGTTTAACTTGTGTTAATACACCTCGTTCTCTAAGCACATCTGCTGCACCAGCACCACCTGCAAAGGCACGACCAAAAGCATTGGCTGCATCAACAATATCTGTACCCATAAATGCTGCTAAGTCAGATACTGCTTTTAAAGTTTTTGTACTATCTGCACCAAATGCTTCTAATTGAGCACCTGCTTCAACTACATTTGCAAGTTGAAATGGTGTTGTTGCTGCTACCTTGTTAAAGAAATCAAATGATTTTCTACCCTCATCTACACTTCCTTTTAAAGCTACAAGTCTTGTTTCTAATGCTTCAAACTGTGCAGAAGTTTGTACTGATGACTTTACAACTGCTCCCAAAGCTGCAACACTTGCTAATCCTGCAAATGCTTTTGCTGCTTGTCTTGCTGCTAAAGCTAATTTATTAGTGCTTTTTTCAGTTTTATTTAAATCTTTTACTGCCTTGTTAACTTCGGCTTTTACTAATAATCTTATTTTTTTATCTGCCATTTTGCTCACTCATATAAAGTTTTATACTATTAATCTCGTTTTTTATAATATCAAATATTTCAATCTTGTTTGCATCAGCACTATCTAAATCTTTTGCTAATGGAATATTAAATTCTTTTACCCAATTATATTCTTTTAACAAGATATTATCTTCATTATTTACAATCCATTTTGGATTCATAAACAAAGGTAAATGAAAGTAGAGATTTCTGCCGATGGAAAACTTGCTGTCTTTCCATTGGTCTACCAACATTTCTATTTCTTCCCATACCTGTTCTATATTTTTGTAGGTCTTTACTCTTTTTGTAAGAGGACTTTGTCTTTTGTATGGAAACTCTAAAGTTATGTGTGGAAATCCTAATTGAGAAAACCACACATAACTACAAAGCCCTATGAGTCTTTTTTTTCCAAACCCATATAGTCAGTAAAGATTTGTTGTAGCAATAAATCTACTTGTGCCATTGATAGAGAACTGACTTCTTTTTCAGTTATCCCTGAAAGTTCCTCAACACGATTTATTAATTTAAAATAATCATCTTGATTTTCTTTGTCATCTCTAAAAGCATTTAGACTTAATTGCCACAACTCTCTTTTCTGTTTATAAGTAATAGGATTTACTTCCCACTCTTTATCGAACATTTTAACCTTCATTTGTTACTCCTTCGTTTACCAACCACTTGCTTGAGTTGAATCTGCATACTCAAACTTAAATGCTGTACCTGATGCTGCACCACTTGAAGTAGGTTGTACTACTTTAAATGGGATTGTAATTACTGCACCTGTGTCTGCATTAGGGTCTAAGTTTACTGCTGTTGAATAGATTTCGCATTCTATGTTCATCTCACCTGCTGTTGAAACTGTACCATCACCTTGTTGTAGTTTTAGTGTTGCAGTATTACCACTTAAAAAGTCTTGCAATACATTACCACCACTACCAAAGTCAAAGTTAGCATCATACATTAATGAAATTTCTCCAGTAATGTTTACTGATGGGATACCAAAAGCATATCCTTCTGCATCACCATTAGAATCTCTACCAACTCTTGCTACATTGTTTTCAAAAGTAAATGATACTCCAGTAATTACAGCATCTGCTAACGAAGTTCCATCAACATCAAGTTTCTTAACATCAAAGTAAGATTCTATTTGTGTTGGTGATGTACTCATTAGAGTTGGTGCTGCTGAATTAGCACTCAAAGTTTGTTCTACTAAGAACTTACTTGAACTTGTCATGCCTGAATAGAATGTTCCACTTAGTAAACATCTACCATCAGTCATATCAAAGTTCATTGTAAGACTTTGTAATACAGCACTTGTAATCATTTTATCTTGTGCAGATTCAGGGTAATATAAACCGATATCAAACATACTTGGTACTCCTGAACTTGAATTTGCTGTAAAATCAGGTCTTGATAAAGCTTGACCTGAAGTTGCTTGAATAGTGTGAATGTATGGTCCTGAACCACTTTCACCATGGTCTTGAAGAACATTAGCCAACATACGAACAATCATATCTCGTTCTGCTGGAACTTCAAAATCCATAGTGATAAATCCACCTTTTGTTGTTCTGAACTGGTCTGTATCAAGCTCAATCATTCCTGCATTATTGCTTCGTATCTCACCACTTTCAACAAGATTGAGGACTGGTGCAGATACATTAATTACAGGAAGTAACTCGTATGCAGTATTATTAGCTGCTGCTGTACTAAATAGAACAGATGAACCATCTACTACTTTGTTTTTTATACCTATACTAAAATCACTTTTAGAATAGACTTTTCCACTAACTGCCATGTGTTATTTCTCCTCTTTTTTTACTT